CCCTTGGAAAAGCTTCATTCTAGGCATCCAGCGGTGAAAAACCTCCGGACCATGTAGCGCCAACTCACGAAGAGCCGTGTCTTGATTAGAAACTGCTATAACTTTATAGTCAGCTCCTGCTCTACTCCACAAAGGCATCTCGAGAACCACATCGAGATCAAGCGGTCCAACGAAACGCCCTGGTGCAAACTCCCTAAACGAACGCTTAAGAACAGTAGCGTTCGATAAGGGTTCCAACTCATCCTTCGCAGGTCCCTTGTTCACGTCTGTATAGACGTGGCCCTCACGGGCTACAACCCTAGCAATAAGCTTGGGTGTGAACTGCTTCCTATAAGCATTCGAGACTGCAAAAATGTTGTCGTCTCCAAGAAAGAGACAATGAACATTAGCGAAAAACGACAAGAGAGAGGATTCACGCCAATCGTGCAACTCGAGCCAAGCGGTCAAGAACAACCGCAGGTTCGTCGCGCAATTGATTTCAGATGTAAGAGGCCACCCAGACGGCATGCCGTCATGGTATTCCTCAATGACACTTCCGAAGACGTGGTACTGATTGAGAATGATAGATGCAAGTGCCTTCCGGACATTCACGTCGCTAAGCGTGGCGTCAACGTAGAATGAATCAAAAAGATCCATTGTCCATCCTACAGACTGATTTGATTGGTGATGATCGAATGCTTGGTAATCTCCAGCACCGACATTGTCTCCAAAAGCGGCAAGATACCGGCCAATGATCGACCAGTAATCAGCATTCTTTTCATCGTAGCCCTTCAGGATGGTGTTAAAAGGTGCTCCGTCTGAAAGGGTCTTAATGACGGCGCCATAGTACATCTTGACAAGAACGACAATGTACTTTGGAGGTATGCTAATAAGTCTTGCTTTTCCAGCAGCGACCTTCTCGACGGGTAGCCTCTCCCCTTTCAAACAGTCTTTAAAAGCGACAACAGGCGTGAGCCCCGTTTTCGCAACGTCGATGAAATTCTGTACGTCACCAACGAGGATGTCCCAAAGGCGACCTGGAACAAAGCGTCCAAGGACGTCAATGCTCCAATAGTCTTCTCCATTGATACCAAAAGATGTGTCAGGGAAACCGGCGGATGTCTTACCATCCACGCCATCGAAATGTGACCCTGGTAGGCCCATAATGGCCTCTTCCAAAGTAAAAATTCGTTTGGGCACGTGATTGGCATGAGAAAGATAATGCGTTCGAATAAAGTCCCTCAGAACAATAGGGGCTTTTATCTTCTCAGTAACGACGGGACCAAATTTAGCTCTATTAGCTTCAAATTTGTATGGACTCACGTCAACAGCCGTTGTTTTCCGGGTAAAGTAGGATGGGCCATCCCCATCCCAAGGAAGAAGTGTATTCTTAATAAAAACACCGGCCGAAACGTCAAGATTTCTAGTGACGTAGTCAGCTGGCACAGTACCATGGAAATCAAGAGCTGCTTGAGTAACCATATCAGGGAAGGAATGCTGAGAAACCTCAACTTCTCTCCCTTGGTATTTCCGGATGGTGTCTCCGGTAACAATGGCACCCAAGCTAACTCCAGTGGCCTGAGCACCCGCTATATGCTGGGCAAAGATCTTGCCTGCAAAGCGGGTCCCTTCGGAAACAAGCATGGCTCCACAAAGTCCTTTGTAGTTGTCACACTGATAAGAGATCAAATTTCTTCTGACCTCTGGGTTTCCGTTGGACATAACTCGTTCCTCCCGAATGCCGGTGAGGTGCGAGACATTGATATCATGCTCTCGCATGACAAGTCGGGCCTGGACATTTCGAGAAGCCGTGAACAAGAGCGATGCAGCTTCGTCATTGGTTGGAAAAAGCCCAACCAAATCCCTTTTAACAAGGTAATTAGCGCACGGCACATCAAACAGCCATGCATCGGTAGCACAATCATCTTCATAAGCCATACGTTTGATCTCTTCAAGACCAAAAGTATAGCTTTCGGCCCCAATCTCCATTTGGAAGCGAATCGCTCCAAGTTCGCGGAAGTCTTCTCCGCGCTCGTCCAGAATGCCCAAAGCTTCGCTCAAGAAATGCAAAGGCACCAAGCAGGTCTTACCAACTACTGAAAAACAGTAGCCAACTTTGACCCACTCGCCACCTGAAAGCGATATCGAAAAGTCAAACATCGCTTTTTTAACTACTTCCGTAACATCTTGAGTAGCCCCTTGAGTGTCCTTGAGCAAGTTGTGTTTTGAAAAATGAGCCTGATGAATCCCTTGAGTTTCCAGGACCATTTCAGAACGATGCGCCTTAAGAGCCTGAGACCGAAGTCTGGTCCCCATGTTCTGCTTCCCAGAAGTACGCATGAACTGGCGTTTCTGGTTCGTGTTTTTAGCACCAAAGCTTTGAGTCTCACCGAAATAATTGAACTCGGTTCGTTTATGGTCACAAGAACATTGCCAACAAATGGGACAGACTTCATCTCCATTTGGGCCATACACCCGGGCAAAAGTGCACTGCTCGGGATGAATGTTGTAGAGAGCGTTGGCTTCTCCAAAAAAATTTCTCATAAACTTTCTTGCCGACAAGAACTCCGGCAATCAAGCTCACGATTCCAGCAGCTGCCATCACCCAAGGATTATCAAGGGCAAACTTTTTGCATGAAGCGAAAAAGGCAGTAAAGCTGGAACCGATATCAGTCAAGTTCTTCATAGCACTAGTAGAGAAAGCTGTAAGTGTCTCTTCCCAAGTCAAAACAGGAGGGGAGAAATCAGTGGGGTTGAGAGAATTCAAGTAAGACCACGCAATCTTTGCAGACATGTCACCAAAGTCAGGATGAGCTTTCAAGAACTCCTCATAAGGCACCGCTAATTGCCTAAAAGTGAAGAATTCATAGAGCGAAGCTGGGGTCATAGAAGGCCTAATAAGAACTGGCTTCTTGGAAGCGAACCAAAATGCTTGGGTCTCCATGACGCTCCTTTCGATAGCGAATGATCCATCGCGATGTTCCGGCCTAAGCATAAAATCAGCTTGTCCGGCATAATCACGTCGCCAAGCAGCAACGGGATTAGGGTCTTGTTGAACATCGGCTCGGATTGTTTCAAGGAGATGCTTATAACGAGTCTCCTCCTCAAAATTCTTAGGTACAGGACGCATCTGATTGAGAGCAACTTCAGGGTCAATGTCAGTAGATTTGAAGAACTTAACATTTTGGGCATACTTGTCAACCATAGCCTGGAAAAGATGTGGTAAATCAATCTTGGTCCCCGTTCTTCTCCAAGGGGACATAGGATTGAAAGCTGTGCCATTTGCCTCATCTGACTTCACCGTTTCGTGAAGAACATACGCCGTTGGGTCAAATTCAGCAAGAGGATCATCTCGCTTGACTCGCTCAACTTCATAGTTGAAATCGATGCGGCGCTCGGCTGCAGCTACACTAGTCATTCCAGGATCATAAAAGTGGTCACTGTTGGTAGAATAAATAGAATAGCAGAAGCGCAACTGGACATTATTCTTGTCACGAATGGCAGACATTCGAGGAGTATAAACCGCTTCATTGTTGGACTTGACGAATTGGGAACCCAAAGACATCTCATCTCCAGCCTGAGGTTTCCTCTGATCAAAATCGTCATAAAGACCAACCGACTGTCCGGGACTAAGACCATCATAGTACTTATCATCTCCCATGACGAAAATCTCCGAACGAGCGTTCGCTTTGTAAGCAGCCATTCTCTCTTGAAAGTCTTTTCCAGACTTCTGAATGGTGTCCGCAGCTAGGACCTTCGCAAGATACAGCGAAAGGTTGCTCTTTCCATGACCAGTCTCACCATGAAGCATGAGAACCACAGGTCGTGGTCTCGTAAGACTGGAAGTTGAAACTCTAGATACATACTCCTTCTCAAGAGTCTCCAACTGAGCTATGCTACGGGACAGAATGGGCACAAGAGCTCCCAGTGAGAGATTCACGGATTTCTCCAAAAACCCTCTACCCTACAGCAAAAGCAAGTGGATGCGATCAACACTAAAGTAGTCCAAAGGTAGAGTCCGTGTTGCATCTTGTCGGAAGATGTTGTCAACATTTGAATACCACTCACGTACTTCAACACACCGTGAGTTTCCCACGAGTGCTTCAGTCACAAACTCGGGAGTGATACTACCAAAGACCGAAAGATAAGTCTCAATGATCCACGAAAAAAGCGAATCAGTGTCTCTTTGCGCTCTGTCAAAACCCTTCACCTGCCACTTAGCAGGATCGAAGTTCATGCCCTGACTAACAAAGAACTTACTTAGTCGGAGTCCAAGAACGGGAACCGAAAATCCGGCTTGAGTCACAAAACCAGCATCAACTGGGGGCCCAACCGTTTCCTTTAAGTCGGGCATGACTAACTCCGGAAAGTCGTCGTCTCCATCAACTGGAGTTCCAACAACTCTCCCAACTATTCGAAGGAGGGAGGAAAAAGTATCCAAGATCTTGGACCCGACAAAAGAAAGGGCAAAACGAACTAAATGATACATAGGAACGATAGCTAACTTTATGTGGTCCCAAAACCACATGACTACGGTCTTTATCGAAGCAAAGACGTTGTTCAAAGTTTCGCTCATACCATTTAAAAAGGCAAAGGTAGGAACCTCCGCCATTGCACTCTTAATGTGCTCACCCAATTTCTTGGGGTCGGCCACTGTGCTCATTGTTGACGTCATTTCTGGCGTCGCAAATAAGCTTGATAGCATTTGAGTTTCAAAGTGCATCATCCATAAGGGGGTTCGAAATTCGGGTCTATCCAGCCCGTATTTCTTCGAAAGGGAGCCTCCACTCATGAATGTGGATATAGCGAGAACCTCTTGCATCTTCGTCCATGACGCACACGCCCGCAATCGAACTGACAGCGCGAGACGTGGTGACATAAGAGTGTAGTAATGCTTGTAGGTTTCTACACGATCGGGAGTAAGGGTTAGAAGAAAATCAAACAACGCACCAACAAAAATGGCGGCCAATTGGTTTTCCTCAGGAGGGGAAAGCGGTTTGGGAGAGTAGGTTCTAGGAGTTCTGATGAACCTATCGCGGAACACAACAAGAGCTGTGTAATCCGCAATGGGGTAGTTATCCTTCACCAGTTCATAAATAAACCAGGTCAGGTACTCCCCATCAATTTTCCGTGAAAACTCGTATTGTCTCAAGTTTTCAGCCATATGCTGACGTATCACGCCCAATGAGCGCAACGCGACAGGAGAAAGGGCCCTAACTCTAGAAGGGGTTGAACCGAAAACAGAGACATAATTGCCCTTAAAAGGGTTTGGCTTCAACTCTGGTGCGGTTGTCTCTTCGACAAATTGCTTAAAAGCAGATGAGATTTGTTCTAAATCAGCTTGAGAAAGGTTAGGTAGGGCACTAGATAGAACCGATGCAACACCCGTGCTAGATGTTGAGGCCATAGAATTTGTCATTTGTTGTACTTAACGAGAAAATCCTGGCTTTTAGAGGTGCCTGGCAGTATAACTCCCTGAAACACGTCAGCCCGCGATAGTTTAACGTTGTAATCGAACGTCGGGATTTTACACCTCCGAAAGGTGGGGTTGTTCAACAGATCCCGCTCTGAAGGAACAATATAATGGACAGATTGTAAAGCACACTTAACGGCTAAAACACGCCTGCCCGGCAAACGCCAGAGGTCATCATAAAAAGGGAGGTCAAAATGACTGTGAGAGCTCCGAAACAGCTGAGTACGGTAACCGTACGAAAGCAACCATACTTCAGACGACAACTTAACATCTGAACCAAAGACAAACTATGTAGAATAACCTACA